CCCCCGCTACGCTCAGATGCGTTTCAAAAATGTTGATCAGAGTTACCTCACCCGTAGGGCTCTGATTAAACGGAGAAACCGCCTCTAGTGAAAGGGTCCTGGACCCCCATATCCAGTAAGAAAGGTTACACTATCAGAATCTACCCCCTCCTTTAAGGGATAGAAACCTGAGGAAAACAGGGATTCCTCCCTGTTCTCCCGTAACCAATCTTAAGCATCAGGTAGTTCCATTGGCACCCATATGCCAAGGAACGGGTTCCCTAGCCAGTAACCTTCAGACCTAATCAGTCTCAAGATAGAAGGATTGCTCCTAAAATCCGTTTAACCGCTGCCTGCTCGCCCACTGTTACAGGTCTATCCGACCCACTAGTTCCACCGCCCCCTGACATACGGGATCGCTCGGCGAACCGAACGAACCTCACGAGGTTCACTCTCAGAAGTTACTGGGAGCCTAAGGGTGCGCTACGGACGGAGGTAACACACACATCCCAAAGGTCTTACCCCGGGCATCACAGAGTTGCCAATGGCCTGACACCGACCCCTAGCTAGGAAATCACTTTCTTAGCTATCAAGAGGTGGGTTATCAGATCGTCTGAACAGGCCATAATATCGGTACCACTTCTTTAAAATACCCACGTGCTCCTTCGAGATATTATCCCGAATCGGCTTATGGATATTTCTAGGAAGGGGTAGCGACCCGAGAAGAGACTCGATAGTTCGAACCTCCGCCCAGAGTGACTCCAGAACCCCCCAGTCTAGGGAGTCTAGAGTCATTTCTTCCAGTTTGGTTCTTAGGTCCCTCGCAGCAATATATGTATCGAGAAAAGTCTCTCTATACACTGTCTCATTAAGAGAATCGATAATGTACAACGGGGTTGTACGTTCGATCCCAGGGTGGGAATCTACCCGCCCCCCTTCCACAGGGGACGGAAGATCCTTAACCCAGGCAGCTTTATTAGAGACCTCCCGAGACATATAGTGCTCCCGGTCCCGCTTGACAGTCCCTAGACGTTTTGCCTCCTCTAACAAAGGTTGCAAATCGTCTAGCTTTGAAAGGAGAGACGAAATCTCTTCCTTAAAGAACTGCCAAGTGAGAACTTCGACCCTGTCGACTACTGAGGCATAGCGCCCGGCAACCGATTTCATCGGCAGCCAAAACGCCAGTCCTCGATAGGCAGGGCCTAAGGGACCATAGTAAGCCAGAATGTAGTTACGCAACCGTTTTGGCAATAGTGTCAAACGTTTGGAGATATTGGCTTTCGCTCTAAACCCATAACCCAGGACCGACATCGTCTGTCCTAGGGTTAAGGAGTACTTCCGGATAAGCTCGAGAAGACCGGCAAAGGATTGTCGGCCTATCACGAACTCCCGGAAGGAAATTCCCGAAACGTCCTTCCCCCCATAGAAGGTACGTTTCGCAAATTCTAGAGCGAGGCCAGAACCGGAACTCATAGACTTATGAGCCCCGATTCCTACCCCCATACGTGACATTAAAGCCGCGTATTGCTTGGCGACAGACTGACTTGCTATGACTACGTCATCTCCCAAGATGGCATAGCCTGCGAACCAACCTGAACCTAGTTTTACCTTACCTGCCAGAAAGGCAGACCACTGAACGAAAGCATGGTGGATGAATGCTAACATCGCCCATGAACTCAATGCTCCCATTGGTTGACCGGTACCATATATGAGATAGCCAGTA